GTGCTCGATTATCAATCCACCTTCTCGAATTGCATCCTTCAACTCATAATCTCTGACAGAGACAAACTTACCCAGCCACAGTTTTTTTACTTGCTTACGTTTCATTTCACTCTCCTTCTGTTCATAAAATGGGGCAGCAAAAGCCACCCCATCGTTCAACAGACTAAAATGGTGCTTCGTCTTTTTTTGTCTTCCAAGGTGGTGTTGATCCACCATTAGATGCCACACCAGATGGTGCAGGTTGAGCTGACGCTCCACTAGTGACAGCCTCATAGCCTTTGACCTCATTTGATGCCTCATAGCCATTTTGTGCAGGTCGCACTGACATTTTGACCATCATCGGCTTGTCCCTCAGTTCTACACTATCCTTGGGGCTATTTACACCAATAGCTCGACAGATAGAGGAGAGGCTTCTCTGAGCAATCTCAACGGCTGTGGGGTTTGGGTTCTTGAGATTAAGACGATCAAAAACTTTTCGCCCAGCGTAGTCACCCTCGATCACTTCGATTGAGAGTTGAAGGTATGATCCGTCACCTTTTGTGGTTACCCTCTCCTCAGTTTCCGCAATCACACACTTGTACCAATCGGCTGGTAGTGGTTGAAAGGTTGTTGATGGCTCTACTTCCAGAGCATTAAATCCATTTAAGTCCATTCTACTTCTCCTGTTTTGCTAGAAATTTTTGAAAAGGATTACCGCCATCAAACGTAAATGGCAGTGGTTCGGTTATATTAAACCGATTCTTAGTGACGCTTGATGCTTGTGGGAAACACAGGATCTCACGCTCTCCAGTGCTAATGGCACGTTTCTTATCGCCTTCGCCTCTGGTAAATGTCTTCAGTCGGATCAATCCAACCAGATCGACATTATCTGTATAATGTGGAATGCTCTTCTTATGCATCCTCACACAGTAACGGTTGTAGGGGTCCATGTCAGGCAGGGTTAATGTCTCTGTATCCGCATGACCTATGAACACAATGTTCATTCCTACTTCGTAGGCTAAAGATCCAGCCCACTCTCTAATTTGTGCGTGGCGTTCAGATGCCTGACCAAAACCAGCTCCATACCCACCTCCTGCTTGGCTAATGCTTTTTGCCTTCGGATCTGATTCCACTATCTCACTCTCGATTTGAGTGGCGAGCTGAGTAATACTATCGATCACCAAAGTCTTGTGATCGTGCTTCTCCGTTGCCAGAGCTTCAATAGCGTCCAGAACGTCCTGACTGCTTGTGGTCAGTGGAAACAGGCTGACGTTGTCATTGCCCACCAGTGAGGCTGTACCATCCTCTGTACGGATAAATACAGGCTTGGGAAACATACTAGCAAGTGTAGTCTTTCCCATACCACCTTCACCAAAAAGGGTAGCGATAATAGGTCGCTGACCCTCTGGCTTTGATAGTGATTTAAGATTTATAGCCATTACCAGTCCTTCCCAAATACCAAGGCAAATACCTCGTCTAATATTTCATCAATGGATCTTTCCATTTTTTTCTCCTTTTTCAGTTATGATAAAATAGTAGTGGGGCTCAGAGAGCCTCCACCTTGATTCCAATTTTGCCTTGCTTCATTTCAAAAGCCTTGGCTACCTTTGCCCAGAGCCGTGGCTCTTTGTCGGCAAGATATCTGCATCCAACCGAATCAGCAGTGACACTGACTTTGACTGGATGCATATTTTCTGGAATTTTGTCCTTAACTTTTTCCCAAGCAATCGTATCAATTTTACGAGACACAGGTTGTGTTAAGGTTACCTTGTGTTCTTCGAGCTTGTGGGAGATCGAGCCTTCACTCTTTACTTCAAGTGCTTGAGTGATCTGCTCTTCTATTGCGTGACGCTTTGCAATAATGTCTTTTTCTTGGGCTTTAATTTCTAGCCAATCTTGGGCTAAAGTATTTACATTAATATTACTCATTTTGTTACCTTTCTTTCTTTTTCTACTTCTCTCTATAAAAATCGTTTTACAAAATTTATTTTACAATGTAAAGATGTTTTTGCACATTTTGTAAAAAAGGATGAAAAATGACTGAATTAATACCAATCACAGAAATTCGAGAGGCGTTGCAAGATCGTAGAATTACAGTCGTTGCAGACAAGTGTGGGCTGTCTCACCCAACCGTAAAAGGAGTACAATTAGGCAATGAGCAGATCAGCCTGACTACATGGAAAAAACTGAGTGAGTACCTAAAGGAGCCAGAATGAACTGTTGGCACTGTAAGGCAGAACTTATTTGGGGTGGAGATCACGACTGCGAGGATGAAGAAGAACATTCTATAGTAACAAATCTCTCATGTCCTCAATGCAAAAGCCTCGTATTTGTTTATTACCCAAGGGAGACAGAAGAATGAATTTTCCAGTTGAAGACTACTGCTCAAAGCTTGGATGGTTCTTAGTAAGTATACCCAGTGGCACTAAAGGTCCAACTAAGTTTGGTTGGCAGAAGCCAGAGAGAGCACTGTCAGATCCAGAGCAAGCGAGGCTCTATTATGAACAGAACCCGAATCACAATGTAGGTCTACTGCATGGTGCGTCTGGAACGTGTGCAATCGACATCGATGATTTGGAAAACACTCAACTGATTTTTGAATCTCTTGGTATCGACTTCTCAGAACTGATGCAGTCAGCTCCACAAATTATTGGAAGAGAAAATCGTGGCAAGCTGATCTTCAAGGCTCCACCTGATTTAATCACACATAAAATTAGTTGGCCTACCAAAGAAGATCCACGAAAGACTGAAGTGGTGTTCGAGCTTAGAGCTGGGGCAGTTCAGGATGTCCTCCCACCTTCTATTCATCCAGATACAGGTAGACCTTACCAGTGGGCAGGTCGATCTATCTTTGATGGTCTTCCAGAGCTACCTCCACAACTCCTGACTCTCTGGAGAGAGTGGGATAAGATAAGACCTCAGATGATGGAGGTCTGCCCTTGGAAAAAAGAACCTGACTTCCAACCACCTCGAAAGCAAAGACCAAAAGGTGACAGCACCTCAGTCATAGATGCCTTCAATGAAGCTCACGATATGCACAGTCTACTGATCGAGTATGGCTATAAGAATACATTCAAGAACAGATATCTGTCTCCAAACTCAACGTCCAAATTGGCTGGGGTTAAGTTGTTCGAGGATGGTCGAGCATTCTCACACCACGCATCTGATCCATTTGGCAATCACTCTTTTGATTGCTTCGAGCTCTGGCTCCAGTTCGAGCACATGGGCAACACAAGTAAGGCAGTTAAGGAAGCTGCACAGATGCTCAATGTCACTCAGGAGCCTGACTATGATTATGATCGTGAGGCTATCGAGCATGGAGCAAAGGTTGCCAATAGCATTCTATCCAAGTCCTCGAAAACTTCTGATGACCCACTAGATACTGTACCTGAACACCTGCTCAGTGTGCCTGGTGTTCTCCAAGATGTCGTGAACCACTACGCCACGACAGCCATTAAACCTCAACCTCAGTTCAGTGTTCAGGCTGCTTTGGCATTTGGCTCAGTGGTTATGGGTCGAAGGTGGGTCACTGACCAACGCAACTTCACCAGTCTGTACTTTTTAAACATTGGTGAGACTGGATCAGGTAAGGAACACACAAAGTCTGTTCTAGAAGATCTACTCGAAGAGGCTGACCTCGAAGAGCTAATAGGTCCAGCAGGATATACATCAGGTGCAGGTGTCCTATCGACACTCACAAAAAAGCCAACCCATGTCAGTGTGATCGATGAACTTGGTCGGCAATTAAAAGCAGCAGCAGCGAAAGGTATGCAGCACAAAGCAGATGCTTTAACAGCCTTGATGGAGTGTTTTGGGAGGCAAGATGGTGTTTTAAGGCAGCAGGGCTATGCTACCAATACTATGAAGAGCTCTGAGGCTGAGAAGCTGGAGAAGGTTGTCAAACGTCCATCTCTCACCCTAGTCGGTATGTCTACACCTTCAGAGTTCATGCAAGCTATCTCAGGTGGTGACGTTGCATCTGGTCTTCTCAATCGATTCATAATCGTGAAGTCAGAAATTGGTGTCCAGATGTCTCAAGAAAAAAGAAGTTCATCAATTACTGATCGGTTATCCAAGTGGGCAAAGGAACACGCACACGCAAAGGTTGGTGACCTCGATGGTGGCAATATCCATGACCTACCACCTCACCCAGTCGAGGTTCTCTTTACTCCAGAAGCCAAGCAACTTCTGAGAGGTTATGAAGAGAGGTTGGTAGGTGCAATCAAGAAGGAGACTGGATCTGGATTGGAGCCCATGTACAATCGATCCAGAGAAGTTGCCATGCGTTTGTCTCTGATTATTGCCAGATCAATGGGTCAGGAGGCAATCGGTGTAGATGCTATGCAATGGAGTATCGATTATGTTGATCACTATGCAAA